TTCATGACATCAAGTAGGCAACTAAGCCACCCATGATTAGTCCGTAAAGCATCCACAAGATGTATCGTTTCATGTTGTCCTCTTTGGGTTAAGTTGTTTGAGATGATTGGGGTCAGTGATAAGCTCATACCCCTGTTTGTTGTTGCAAGCTACTGTAAACTTACGTTGCTTAGCTACTACTTCTCCACAGCGTAAGCAGGTAGGTCTTGTCATGTTACGGCGTTGGGGTTCAACCCTCACGGCATAGCAGTTGGTACAGATGGGTAAGTGATAGTCTTCCATTAAGCCTCCACTGGTTCGTTGAAAATACGTTCTTTGGCTATGGACTGATAGCCGTTGTTAGCAAGACGTTGCATCCATCTTGTCGATAGCAAGATAGTGTTAGCACCCATTGGTCTAGCTTGTGACTTCTGCTTAGACGTTGTACGGCTAAAGCTATCCTCGTTCTCGAACCACATCCCCTCGGTGTATATGAACATGGGGTAGTGGTCACCATAGGAAAACACTGTGTAAACTTCATGGTCTGCATCCATCAGGGAATAGATGCCGTAGAGGTTGCTACCCTTGAAGGGGTCACGCTCTGTAACGTAAGGTCTGCACTTGGCATTGGCTACACGAGGTAGCCCATCTAGTTGTGGGCTACTCATGATTACATCACTCCAAAGGCTGACTCATCACCATCATAGAACCAGTTGGTGTATGAGTAGATACTGCCCTCAGTACTGAGGAACTGACCATGCAATGGTTCGTCGGAGGTGTCTTCCTCCAACTCAGCATCGTAAAGCGATAGAAAACGTGTGGTTTGTGTCATGTCTACTCTCATCGAGTTATCTCCTATAAACATATTGATAGAAAAGGCAGAGGGGTTACCTCTGCCGTGGGTTTAGAACAACTTCTGCTTAGTTGCACTAGTTGCAGTACCTTCCTGCAATACTTCCATACCTTCCAATGTCTCACACTTGATGTAAAGTGCACCTCCTGCTTGTGGTGGGGCTACTACCTTGAAGGTGTTGTTCTTTACACTACCACTGACACTGTGTATCTCAAAGGCAGAGAACGTGCCGTTCTCATTGACCTTCTTAGCAGTCACCTTGATGGTGAATGTTACTGGCTTAATTGACTTCTTCAATGTTGCTGTCTGCATAGCTAACTCCTAAAGTTGATTGTTTACATTACATTTAAGACACCACAGCGTTGTTGCTGGGGTCAGGGTTAGATTGCCCGAACTGGGAAAAAACGCAAACACAAGCTGGGCGTGGCTTGGCGGGTGAGTGACCGCTAACTTCGGAGGGTCGGCTTAGTAAAGTAATTTTACAAGGTCAGCCTACAATCCATCACCGCGAATACCATATCCAAAGAAAGCAGTCAAATACAAAACTTAGATTGTTAGGAATTCCTAAAAGAATCAACAACTTACGGCGGAATAATCTAAATAAGTCAAATAATCTTGTCAAGTTAGGGTCTAAAAATGTGCACAGATGGACGCCGCCTCCTTAACTTTACAGTCTGACCCCTAGATGAAAGGGTATATGGGTAAATTGTTTAGATTATTTAGATTATTTAGATTAACTCTACTACAAGATGGCTAAACACCAATGAAATCAACCACTTACTGGTGTCAAGTTATACCTTACAACAATCTAAACATGCCATATGGGTTAGATTGTCCATAGATTATCCCCAATACTTTACATCTTATAGCGCAAATGTGCCGTGCCTGCACCCCCCGACGTATGGTTTATATATAATACATAAAGAAATGTAAAGTCTGGACGTAAAAAAACCCGCCTTTCGACGGGTTGGGTGGTTAGAACAGAGCCATTGTCAGCCACAACAGCACGTAAAGTACTGGTGCAATGATGATAGCCGCTACTTCGGGGTGGTTCTCACAGAACTTTTCCATGTATTTCTCCTGTAAAGCAGGGGATTTCTCCCCTGCTGTGGTTTACTTCATCGTTATCCGTACATCCTGCATTGGGATTCCGTCGTCTATCAACTCTTGCTGGAACTGACATGCCTGCTTGTCACGTTTGAACCAGCGGAAGTAGATTGAATCTCCGTCTATCCACTTTACACAGAACCTATACGACTCTTGTTTACGTACCTTCATTGGATTTCTCCTCATGGTTTTAAAAAAGAACCCGACTGCTGTCACCAGTCGGGGGGTTCGTTAGAACAACTTACGCTTTACTGCTACCTTAGGCTCGTCGCCTGTCAGGACTTGCAGTCCTTCGAGACTCTCCGCTTTCAGGTAGATTGCTCCGCCTGCCATTGGGGGTACTGAGGTTTTAAACTCGTTACCCTTGACTGGTTGCTTCACAACCTTTGCCGTAATTCCCGAGAGCGTGCCGTTCTCGTTGATACGGGTGGCTGTGATTTCTACCGTCACAGTTACGGGGGCAATCGACCGCTTAACGGTCGGAGTGCGTTCACTCATGGTAATCTCCTAACAAGGTTAAAGAACATCAGGCTTTCACCTGAATCGACTGCATCTGCAACCGACAAATCCAGATTGCCTTAACTTTACAATAATGTCAAATACGCCTGATTTCAAGGCTTGGGCGCGGTGATTTTTATTTTTGTTTTTTGGGCGCGGTGCTTTTCGCTTTGGCTTGACGGGGGGTACATGGATTGCGTTTTTATCGGCCCCCCCTCTATATAGTAAACCTCTTAATCTAAGACCCAAAAAAAGGAACGTGTAAAGTTAGCTTAATTTTTCCGCTATCTATTGACACACCCGTAAGACACCGTGTTATATTCGGGACATGGATACCCTACCACTACACCACACTAAGTGGTCAGATAGGCTGGCGTTCGACATTGCTCTCACACTAGAGGGCAGCGGCGAAACCTTGCAAGAGGTAATGACTCGCCACAAGATAGCCGCATCTGACATCATTAACTTCAACGCCGACAAGGTGTTCTTGAAGAAGGTCGAGCATTATCGAGGAGAAATCCAAGAAAAAGGTTTGACGTTCAAACTCAAGGCGCGTGCACAGGCGGAAGAACTCCTAACAACGTCTTGGATGTTGATACACGACCCTGCCGTATCCCCCGCAGTCAAGGCCGACCTGATTAAATCCACTGTGAAGTGGGGCGGGTTAGAGCCGAAAGTTGAAACGGGCGGTGAAGGCAGTACGGGCGGAGTACGTATCACCATCAATCTCGGCAGCACACCACAAGATGCTCGGACAATCGAAGCAGATATTACTGAGGTGACGGATGTCGATGCCCTTGAGTCTTGAAAATCTATTCGACTCAACATATGAAGGGATGCGAGCCGCAAGGTTCAAGTCCGCCAGCGAAGCACACAACATGGAGACCAACCTGAAATGGTTGAATCTTTCTTTCAAGACTAAGATAGTCAAACACAAACGCCGAGGCAATGAGTTCATTGTCTTGCTGGTGGAGGCACACAATGCTTGATATTAACTATACACCGCCGCCAACTGGCAAGAAGTTCATGGATTCGGACAAGAAGATGCGTGTCCTGATTGGGCCTGTCGGTTCGGGTAAATCCGTGACTTGCTCGTTTGAAGTTGTCCGCAGGGCTAGTATGCAAGAACCCAATGCCCAAGGAATACGCAAAACACGGGCGGCTATTGTGCGTGAAACTGCACGGCAGCTACAAGATACGACCATTAAGACCTTCTTGGACTGGTTTCCACCGGGGGTTTGTGGGCAATACATGCGTACGACCAAGACTTACTTCTTTAAAGTAGGGGATGTCGAGTGCGAGATTATGTTCCGGGCACTGGATGATGCGGATGACGTAGCCAACTTGAACTCCTTGGAGCTATCCTTCGCATGGTTTAACGAGTGCCGAGACATTCATCCCGACATTGTGGATGCGATGTCCAAGCGTATTGGGCGTTTTCCGTCGGCTAAAGACGGTGGCCCGTCATGGCATGGGATGTGGGGCGACACCAACCCCCCTACTATGGATACGTGGTGGTACTATCAGATGGAAGGGCTTGACCCCAAGGATGGGGTGTCAGCCAACAACAACGGATGGGATGTATTTAAGCAGCCCTCCGGTCGCAGTCCTTATGCAGAAAACATCGAGAATCTACCCGATGGCTACTACGATACCCAAGGTCGCTCAGAAGAATACATCCGTGTCTACATCGACGGGGACTACGGTCTGTCGTCTGCTGGTATGCCCGTCTACAAATACTTCAGACCGGACTACCACATGGCAAAGGAGAAACTTCGGTTCATCCACAACGGTGTGCGCCCTATTGTCATCGGGATGGACTTGGGACTTACCCCCGCCGCAGTCATTGGACAGCAAGACCCAAGAGGTCGGGCGCTGATACTTGGCGAGGCTGTATCGTTTGACATGGGTATCCAGCGATTTGTGCGTACAGTATTGAAGCCACTTATATATGAACGGTTCGGTGGTGCACCCATTATTGTGGTGACTGACCCAGCAGGTGTGCAGCGGGCGCAGACCGACGAGCGCAGTGCAGTGGACATCATCAAGGCTGAGGGTCTTAAAGTATTCCCAGCCAAGACCAACAACGTCAGTTCCCGTATCAACGCAGTCGATGAGTATCTGATGCGTCAAGTTGACGGAGACCCAGCGTTCTTACTTGACCCCGGGTGCACACAGCTTAAAGCCGCCATGATGGGCGGGTATAGGTTTAAACCCAAAGGCGACGGGGATATTGACAAGAACAAGCACTCCCACGTAGCTGAAGCCTTACAGTACCTGATGCTACATATCGCCAGCGTAGGGGAGGGTAGCTATACCCCCCAACGTCGGGACATTCGCCCTGTTGCATCCGCAGGTTGGACTTGATATAATGAGTTTGGTTTCTCCTTCACGCAGTTGTCACCTTTATCCCCGGGGGTCACGTCCTCGGGGATTTTTTATACTTGCA